CCTACTTTAAGTAAATCGTATAACTGTTCTTCGTAAGTGTACCTTATGACATCATCAACATACCTTAAAGACATTAACATATCTTTTCTTTCATCTGGTGAAAGTATAGGTTTAAGTTTGTGAGGTCTTTCAATAGATGGGTCTGTATGTAAAAGTACAATAAGACAGTCACAATTTGAAGCACATTCTTTAAACATCTCAATATAACCTGGATGTATTACGTCAAAATTACCTGCTATTATTCCTTTAACCATTTGTTACTAATCCTCTAAAGTTATCTAACCAGCCAACAGTATTTTTAGTTATACCTTCTATATTATCATTATCAAGAAAAGCTAAGAAAGCTCCTATTTGAATTTTACCTACTTTAGTCTTCATAGTTTCCATAACGACTTCTATTTCTGATTCACTTAATGCTGTATCGTGTAAGTCCATCATCTGAAAGTTATCTTCGACATGTTTCCAGTTATGTATAATTTTAGCAAATACTTTCTTGCCATCTAACTTTTCTTCAGCAACTTTAAAAATGTATTCAAGATTTGTTACTTCTTTGAGTAACTTAGGAAACTCTGCCACAATCGTTTTTATGCCTAATCCTTTTACACCTTTTAAATTATCTGAATTATCACCTAATAGTGCTTTTACTATATTATAATTTTCAGGTAATACTTTTAGTTCTTCAAATATATTATCTTTTGTAAAAGTTTTCTTCTTAACAGGTGCATATACTTCAATAGTATCGTCTACTAACTGTAAAAAGTCTTTATCGGAAGATATAATAGTACATTTTTTTACCTTAGAGTTAGATGATTGTTTAGCAATGTAAGCCATTATATCATCTGCTTCTAATTTCTCCATTTGTACTTGAGTAACTGGTAAGCATTCTAAATACTCTTGAACACGTAATAACTGACCAATTAATGCTTCCATTTCTTGTTGCTTAGTATCGTACAGACCCCAATGGGTGATACGTGCAGTAGCTCTTTGAGCTTTATAGTCAGGGTTAATATTCTTTCTATTTGCAGAACCTCCTTTTCCGTCCCATACAACTATTACTCTTGTAGGATCAAATATACGTGTAACGTATCCTAAGGAACGAAGAAACCCAACAATACCACCAATATGGGTACCATCAGGATTCATCGCCTTGAGCAATGAGAAACTACGAATTAACATATTCATAGCATCTACAACCATAATGTGATCGTTATATGCTCGGGGTGGGGTTTCCTTTAAGTTCTCTAATATATCTTTATGAGCCATTAATCCAGTAAGTTAGGTGCGATTGGAGTTTCTTCTAAGTCACCTTCCTCTATTAGATCAAAGTCTAAACTACCAACTAACTTGAGCCAGTGGTCTTTATGAGCATCTTTATACTTATCGATCTGTCTTTTATCGTCTGGTATAAACCCATGTTGAGTCATTACAACTCTACCTCTAGATTGTACTCCGCCAATATGGTTCTTTTCTACTTGTACGTTTGTACGTTTAGCAAACTCAACCTGCATACCATCCTTAATTGCTTTAATCTTAGATGTACCTGGGTTAGTAATATTACCAAATGTAACAACTAAAGTAGCATCGTACCACATAGACATTCCACCTTTATTCTGTAGCTTAGGTTGACCCATAGGCGATTCAGGTTTCATAGTCCATACTTTATTGATAGCTACTAACGTATTAGTATAAGGAGAGTTCTCTTTTCTAGATAATAAGATCTTTTGATTAAGGTTATTACCAAACTGAGTAGACATAGCTCCTGCATTCCATTCATTATTATTCTTATTAGAACGTATTGAAAGATCACAAGGAACAGAACCTATACTATCCCAAAAGAAACACATATCATAAGGTAGGTTACCTTTTGCTTGTTCATCCATAAGGTCAGCCATATGTACTGCTACTTCTTCTATAGAATTTAAAGTACCTCTATCTGCATAAAGAAAATGACCTTCGTAGTCTATAACATTACCTTTATCATCTAAAACTTCATCAAACTGTAAACCCATTTCCTTAGCATGCTCCCAAGACCATTTCATCTCTGTAATGATCAGTACTGGTAGTATACCTAATTTTTGAGCATTTACTGCTGCTTCAAGTAAAGCAGTTGTTTTACCGGTATCACTATGACCTCTTAAAAGAGTAATATGTCCTGTTGGAATACCTGGTAATGAAGTGATGTCTTGGAATGCCTTAGATAAAGGTATCCATCCTTGTTCTTTGAACTTTACAGAAGAGTTTGAATATCCTTTCTTCTTTTTAAAGTTGCCTAAGTTAAACGACTTGCGTACAGCAGCGGTCGCTTTCTTTATAGTTTCTTCTTTTGCCATATCTATGATTCGAATAAGTCGTCAAATTTACTAACTGTGTCTTTGTTGCCAGCCGTAGCTGTTTCCAAAGTAAAGTCTGTCTTTTGTTGACCTAAGCTTTCTGGCAGTGATGTATCTGTATTACTATCTTCTGAAGTACCTAATGTAGCTTTCTTAAGTTGTTTCTTAATAAACTCATAATCGTAAGCTTTATATACTTCTAACGGTTTTGGTTGCTCTTTTAACCAAGTCTCTACAGATGTATTATCATCAGATAATGGAGTCTGTTTTGGTTTAATTCTTATCTCTGTTTTAGGATAAGGGCTTTGAGAGTTTTTAGGAGTCATTTCAACTACCATATCCCATCCGTTGATTGGATCTGTATAGTCACCTATATCTTCATCTTTAGCTAGTTTAAGTAAAGAGTCATAGATAGTGATACCGAAGTTCCATAATCTAACTCCTTTATCTTCTTCTCCTCTAACTACTACTGGTGCTAATATTCTTGTTTTAGGTGAATACTTTCTTGCTTCGTCAAAGTTATCATCTCCTCCTAATTTTCTTAACTCCTTAACAAACTCCTCTACAGGGTCTTGCTTACCAAAATTTGATAATGCAGGAATAGGAAAATCAAAATTATAATGAAACTTCATCTCTGTGAATGGATACGTAGGATCCACTACTGATGGTACTAATCTAACCACCTGTTTACCTTCTTGGGGTCTCCAAAAAATTGTTGTGTAGTCAATCTTTTCTGTAGGTTGACTGTTTTTGTTGAACGCACTAATACGGTCGTTCACTTTACTAAAATCGAGTGCCATATAACTAATTTTTATTTATAACTTTTATTATACTATAATATAAGAACTTTTTTTCAGTTCTCCAACTCTATTATCTTATAAAGTTTTGTATTAACCCTTTTTAGTTCAGGTCCCTTAGTAAGTAAAATACAGTTTTTATAGTCTGACCAATTTATTCTGTATGAAGTATCTAATTGACCACCATTTAACTCTTTAATAAGAGTATTTAGTGCATTTATAGTATACAGTGTATTGGATTCTTTTTTTCGATGTACTAAGATAGTGTTATCCAGAAATGTGCCTATATTCCCAAAATCAACATTATAAGTACATATATACTCATTTTGAGATTTAGAATACAAGACGAAAATTTTATTGTAAATAATCTTATACCTTTCCTGTACCTCTTCTAGAACAGATTCTAATGTCTCTTCTGTAGCAAAAGTACAGAACAATTTGTTGCTCATATCTTCGTTAAAGTGGATTGGTTCAATATCGTAATCGAAACTTGCTTTTGTAACTTCATTTATCATATATAAATATCTTTTTGTTCTATAAACTTAAATCTTTTGAGTATTTTAATTTAGTTGGGTAATTCCCACCTGTTTCTAATATCTCTTTTAACCTATCTAGTGTTTCCTCACCATCCTCTTTATAAAAATCGAATAATAGTGCATCATAGGTGTAAAGAACTAACTTAGATTTTTTATCTTTTAAAAATCTTAAGACTTCTTTAATAACCAGAATATTTCTTGATGTTTCTAAACTTTGCATCACATAATTCATTAATTTCTGTGGGTGCATATCTTTTAATTTACCTGTAAAAGGCTTTTCACTAATCGGAGCTAAAACTTCTCCGTTTTCTTTAAAACTTTTCCATAACTTTTTGATATACTCATCAATCTTTGTAAAAATTTCAAGGTGAGCCCATTCTTCAGGTATCTTTCCGTAAATTGCGTGAAAGTTAATTTGTTTTGCTTGTACATATTCCTCTTCTGTAATTTCCTCTTTGCCAAAGTACTGTTTAGCTAGTTGCTTATGAGCTGATTCGTCTGTAAGGTTATAACCAATCTGTTCACAAAGTAGGCGAAGGTGATAACCATCAAAATCAAGCTCAAGAAAAACGTCCCCTTTCGGATGGAAACATTTCCTATGTTCTGAGCTTTTAGGTAGAGCAGCGAAGTTAACGCTATTAAAAGCATTAGTAGGTCTATATGTAGCATTGTATAAATTATATGAGGTAAGTATTGTATTGTCTACAACATTATATAAAG